CAGGCGGTGCAATAATGGAAGTGGGCGGTCAAATGGTTAGCCGTATGCCGGGAGCATCCACCTTCCCCGGAGAAGTTGGCGGTAAGGTAGATAGTTTTTTAGGGGGATTAAAAGACCCGATTTCAGGAGTAGCTCTCAACAGAAATTATTTGGGTGGTATGCACTTTGTATATTCAGGTAATATGAGAGGTCTTAGTAACTTCCAGATGGCAGCAAGAGAAGCAGCCAGTCTTGGATTCGTTCCGGGTACGTTGATAGAAACATACGATCCCGCTACAGGTAGATACGTAAAATCTAGTTCTTTGAAGGGGAAAAACTACATAAGTGCAAATGATATGCAAAACGAAGTGGGCG